ATTTGATTCCAAGCCGTCAATATCGTCCAAAGCCGCTGTACGGATCGGGAATTGTACGTTCAAATCTTGCAATGTTAATTGCCAAATGTTTGTAGATTCTGTCGTTGCTGAACCGTTATTTTGGATCGCATAGCCCCATGCTGGACCAGCGTTGCCGACCTTAGCGCGGAATTGATATGTAGAACCGTCGGTTGACACGTTGCGTGAAACACCGCGCAATGGGTTAGCCAAACGTAAAGGAACGAATACAGGATCATATGCTGTACGACCACCGACACCTGCGCCTGAGCCTGTTAGAGCAGAAGCCTCTTTCAAGAATGCGTGGTGTTGATCTTCACTTTCAAACATTTTAATTTCTTTTTGAACAGAAGCGCCGCCTTTGTAGAAGTCGCGCAATTGCTCTTTCACCATACGGTTAACATCTTCACGCACAGTTTTTGCTGGTGAAGTGATTACGTTAGCGAATTGAGCAGAAGCCACTTTTGCTTCTAAAGCCGCAACCGTAGTCGCTTGTTCAGTTTTAAGTGCTTCAATTTTTTCTGTTACAGATGCTTCTACAGAAGTTTTCAACGCTTCTAATGCGCTGTCTTGCTTCGCTTCGATTGCATCTACTTTTTCTAAGACTAATTCAATAGACATGATAGATCCTTTATTTAACACGTTTTTGTAATGCCTTTGACAATTCTCTAAGTTCTAAGGCTTTGAGAAGTGCTTGGGCTTCGGTGGCTTCCGCTTCAACATCTCGTTGATTCGGCGCATCTTCAATAGGTTTTTTGGCAACATCTCGTTGCTCTAAAACTTTCTTGAATACAGAAGCGGCAACCACCGCATTCCGTTGTGAAACACCTGCATCTCGCAAGTCTTTCTCTAAAACTCGCAAATCTAAATTACCGTCCGCTTGGAAGTATTCTAATTTGTGAATTTCAGCATTAGGATTATTCGGGTACATTACGACAGAAACTTCACGCAAACCGCCTTTAGTGATTTGGAAGTATGCGTTTTCATAATCAAAATCAGGATTTGACCACATAGTTCCGTCTGGACCATTTTCAAACTCATTGCCTTCCGCGTCTACCCAGCACGCTTCCTCAGCATAAGCGCCCACAGAAACGCCGCCAAACATATTTGGGGATTCTTTTAGCACGTTGTATAAGTCCGAACCGCCTTGAGTATTTAGATACAAGCGCCCTTTGGCTGTCATGCCTTCGTCATCAAAGACAAATTCATTCCATTCGCCCATAGGCATTCCGAGATCGTTATGATTAAGAAACATCGGCAAAGGCTTTTCGGAACTCGCAAACTCTTTCGCCCAATCGGCAAAGCCTTCGGGTTGATAGTTAAATTTGCGTCCGTCCGCACCTTCGCGAGCGCCCCAAGTGGTGACGCGGGCTTCTAAGTTACCGCTTGGACTTGTTTTTTCGTTTGTGCTTGGTGCTAGTTTGACTAGCGCTTCGCAAATCAGTTGTAAATTTTTCATGAATCACCCCATTGTGGATAGATTGATTGTCGTCTGTTATCTTGTGGGGTATGTTTTGTGTTGCTGGCAGTTTAACATTAGTCTGCTTTACTTGTGAAGTCAACGCACACAACATTTTTTTTAATAGATTCATTTAGAGCCTATATTCATTTTGCTACGTTGATTGCCACCACCGCCGCCCGTGTCTTGAGGGCTTGTGCCACTAATCATACCATTTTGTTGTTTGTTGTCTTGTGCTAATTCGTCCGCGCCTTCGATCTTATCCATGTTTAGATATTCTCGCGCTTCATTAGGCGTCATGATACCAGCCTTGACGCCCGCCGTTACGAAATTCATTTGATCTAATGGAGCGCCCTTCAAGAAGTCTTTAGTGTCGAAGCGAACGCATAGATCAGGAAAGCCCTTGAGCAAATTCAATTTTAATTTTTGCTCGATGTTAATAATCATCGGGTACATCGTTGTTTTATAAAACTCATCTAGCATAGTCTGAGTGTTATTGTATTTTTGATCCTCAATGCCTAGCATCGCTGGAGGAACGCCGAACACGCCGCAGATCCGTTTCATTGTTTGAATTTTAAGCGCCGCGCATTCCGCATCTTGAAGGGTAAGCATTTCAACGGGAGTGTATTTCATCCCTTGATCGAGTAGCATACCTTGACCAGCCTTGCTCGGATCGGTATTGCGAGAACCTGTCATCGCATTCCATGTTTCCTTGAGGCGGCTAGCGATCTCTTTGTATTTCACGTCAGGGATTACTTGATCGGTAGTGAAAATGCCGCTTGGTTTAGCGCCGTTTTGCATAATGAAGTTGGCATAAACGTCAATGTCTTGATCTAACGCTACCAACTCGGTAGCCAAAATGCCTTTGTTAAAGCCGCTTGAACCTTGCCAAGCCGCTTCTTTAATGTGCATAACCTGATGAGCCTCTAGCGGCTGATCCTTACTAAAGCCGTAGGAAGGAGTGCTAAGAACATAGGAAGGATAGCGGGCTGGGTTTAATTTAACCGTAATGAGCGTTGAATCAAGCAAATACATTTCGATAGGCGTTTCAATCGCGTCTTTTTGATTCTTGCGCCACCAAAGAGTAAATGATTCGCCCGTAATGTCTTGCCACATACACCATTGATACCAAAACTCATACGCGCTTTGGAAGTTGTTAGGGTTGTACATTAGGTTTAAAACTTCTTTGGCTTTTGTTCTCTCGCGCTTAGGTACTGATTTGTCCTTGAGGGCGTCTACCAATTCGCCGTCTGCGTTGCGGTACATAATTGAAATGCCGCATTGAGCGAGAGATCTAGCCTTGACGCCTACGCAACCCATAATGGTGCTGTTTCGGGTAAGGGCTGACACGTCCATGACGCGTCCCGCTACCGTTGTGCTGGAAGTGGTTACATAAAGAAGTTGCGAGGCTGTAGTTTGTTTAGCAGTCGAGCCGTAAATGACCTGATTGCCGAGTTGGGTTTGACCTAGAACCGTGTTAGATTCTTTGTGGCTAGTATCTTTTCTTTTGAATATGTCTAGAATTGCCATGGTGATCCCCTACTGTGATACAAACATATTACATTAAAAACTTCTAAAACCAAAACTATTTGAAATGTACGGATTATCTAGCGAACAATGAGCCGCGATAATCATAGCAATAATGCCGTCAACCTTCGCTGATTTGTCAGCCTCGTTTTTCCGCACCTTGATATTCCCGTTGACGTCAGTATACACCTCACAGTTTGATAATTGCCAGCCCACAAACGGATTGCCGTTGTGTTTGATCTGTTTGTTGAGGATAAGTTTTTCAACGTACTTGGACGGGTTATTTAAGACCGCCATGCCTTGCCCTACTTTTTTGACAGGTATACCGAAGTCGTGCAAACGAGCAACCAACGAAGCGGCGTTGTAGGCATCATAGCCCACTTCCTTCACGTTGTAGCGTTCGCATTGAGCCTTGATGTAGTCCGAGATTTCGCGGTCATCCATGACGTTACCTTCCGTCAATTTTAAAATGCCGCTGTCCTTTGCTACCCTAAAGATGTCCATGTAATGTTTAGGAATTAAATTCAGGCTTTCCTCAGGTAAAAAGAATTGCCATTCAGCCTCATAGTCCTGTTCGCCGTATCGCTTCAAGGTACAGACCGCATTAAGATCTCGCGTTGCGGCTAAGTCGAAGCCTACAAAGACCGCCTCAGGCTCGCCCCTTTCCTCAGTTATCAAACATTCAGGGCTGTCCCAATAAGTTCGATCAAGCCATGCGGCGTTTGCTGATACAAACACGTTTAATGTTTTACAAAGGAACTCGTTGAGGGCGGCGGGCTTAAATTTCGCTTCCTCAGCGCGGCTAGCAATAGCATCCTCAAATACGCTGATGCCGTGCATAGGGTTAGCCTTCGCCCAAGTAGCGTGATCGTGCCAATCGTCTTGAGGATCTAGTCCGTACAACAAGCCAAACCAATGCGGATTGTCTTGAGCCTCGCCTGTGAGCATGGCTTTGTACATCATCATGTCCTCGTGAAACTTTGTGTCTTTAGTAAATGACGCCGTTGTAATGTAAATGCGAAGCGGGTTTTGTCGCGCAACCATCCCTGAGTGTAGAACCTCAATCGAGTTCCGATCAATAATTTGAGCCGCCTCGTCAATGATAACGCAGGAAGGGTTTTTGCCGTCACCCGTCTTTTTAGTATCGCGTGAGAGCGCTTTAAACATTGACTGACTATCGCCATATTTTTTTATCTCGTATTTAGACACGATGAACTGCTGGGCTAGTTCTGACGGCATATTCTCGACAAAGCCTTTAGAGGCGTCAAACACGATTGTTGCTTGCTCTCGGTTAGTCGCTAGGGTAAAGACCTCAGCGCCCGCCTCACCGCATAGAAGTTCATACAAGGCTATAACCGCCGTAAGAGTAGACTTGCCCGCTTTACGAGGGATGAAAACAATAACGTCCGTCACCATTCGCTTCGTGAGATCGGTTTTGCTTCTGAACCCGTAGATCGCGCAAATCAAAAAGATCTGAAACGGCTCTAAAACAATAGCCTCGCCCGCTTGATGTCCCTTTGTATGTTTAAGGGTAGCGGCAAAATTTAGAATGTGCTGAGGGAAGCGTTCGTCAAATACCCATTCCCATTCTTTGTTTTCGTATTGATTGATAAAGCGCTGGCACGCAAGGCGGACGTCATTACAAACATTGATCTCGCCTTTGGCTACGTCCCGCGCATAAATAATTCCATCTTGCCATTTCATAGATCAGTCAATTCTACTTTAACCGTTTTGCCGCCGCGTCTTATATCAACAAGCGCCTCTAACAAACTTTGCTCTGTTAATTTTACTGTTTGTTTGACTGATACAGGGTTTGTTAACCAAAAGTCAAAACAAGACTTTGTCGCGCCTAAACGCTTGTGAACCATTAAAGCCCAAGCAAACTCCCTGCGGATCGCCTCGACCTTTTTATTAGGATGTTTCATGAAGCGAGTGGACCTTTCAAGAACTGTGCTAGTTCACTACCTTCCTCAGCCTTGCCCGCAGACAATCGGCTTCGCGGCGTTAGTCCGAGTTCATTCATTAGTTGAATAATGAGCGTCATCGTTTTATTACGGATTGAGATGTAGGGATTTGGACCAATAGTTTTGCCCTCGTTAAATTGAGTGACAATCCCGTTTTTCTTAATTCCCTTACAACACGCAACGTAAAGTTCGATGTGATCGGCTAGCATAGTCAACGTGTGCTTGTCCTGATTCGATCCGATCCCGTAGACCTCAAATAAAAATTCGGATGTTTCTTCAATAAACTTTTCTTTGTCCCAAGCGTTCGGGTTGTCCATCCATTCCGCTTTCGGGATTCTTTTTTTAATCGTATCGGGAAGCATAGCGGCTTTCCCTGCGCGTGACTTCGTTCCGTCTACTACGTGGAGCTCAGGCGGTTTTTTATTCATGGGAATTCCCTTTCCTTAAAAGTCTTTTTTTTATAATACATATGACACCCCCCCTCCGTCAAATTACTTTACGCGTAATTTTA